GTGAGTATATCTTCTGGAGGTGTCTAGAAGAAGTGCTCGTTGTGCCACCCAAGGAGATATCCAAGGTGTGGGCACTCGTCGTAAAGGAACCGGCAAAAGGCCGGACTGTTACGAAAGGCATGATATGTCTAAAAGTCGTTTTAGACGTTGTCAGCAAGGTTTGTTCTTGGCCCCTTAAGAGGGTCGAGACAAGCGTTTCCGGAATGGGCAGAGATGCCCATGGATGGAACTTTTTCAACGAATTCTATCTTAAGAAGAATGAGGACGTTGGATTCCACAAGAACGGACGGTCTAAGACCGAACGTGCTCCTGGAGGTCATATTATCGAGAAATCGTATTATGACAGGACGTTTACGGAATGCACAGATTTCGAAAACGCCACGGACAACATGCACCTCGATGTGGGGTGGATGTTGGCCCGAGAATGGATGGAACTATGCGGTATCCCTCCAATTCTCCAACGGATCGTTAAGCTCACATGTTTTGAGCCTCGATACGTCTACTTCTCCGGAAATGGGATATTTTCCCAAATTGGAGAGTTCGTTGAGGAAGGGGTCAGAAGAGTCCTTCTCAAACGCGGGATAATGATGGGAGATCCTCTCACAAAAGTTATCCTTCACCTCATAAATATTTCTGCCAGAAATATCGGGAGGTATATCGCCACAGGTGAGTACAAAGAACTCGTCTATGACAATCCGGTGCGACCCATAAAAGGTTTTGTGGATACGACACCATTGGTCGTGATCATACCTGAGACAGAGATGATCACCGACATGAGGGTAAAACCTCTGACCCGTCAGCCCAGTATGCTGGGCCCAAGGGTCATTCCTGAATCTCGCCTTGGCGAGTTAAAGGAGGCCTCGAAAAGACTGGAAAACCAGATCGAATCGAAGATGGAGACAACCCCTAAACTCTTTGAGAAGGGAGTGCCTCATTACTCGTGCTTTTTAGGCGTCGAGAATTCCCAAGGTTATATAGACCTCGCCTATATACCGAAGGAGATGAGGGATCCGGTACTTAAAAAGGTACCGTTCCGCTATGGGAAAACGTTCAGTAATCACTGGACCGAATTCTCAGATATGGAAGACCATCATTTAGCTATGATGGGCTACCGTCGCGCCACGGATGCCGAATTGGCATCTGCAAGGCGACAGGGTGCTACCAGGACAAGAGTCCTGGATGACACTACCAAGGTCCCGCGGCCCGAGAATTTCTCGGGCTGCACGACCAGC